TAGTAGTATGCTCCGAGAAAAGAGCAAAATAAAATTCAATAAAAGGAGGAGACTGCATCCCTTGAGAAAAGTCTTTTCAATAAAATATCAACATGTCTAAAAGAAAAGAGAGAATCTGGAAGAACATCCTCAGGCAAAACTTTCTCAACATGAACTTTATGTTGTGCTTCTTTATCAAAATCAATAAACCTGTCATTAACACATTCACCCCAACCTTTTACCACACTTTCGAATTCAGTAAGGTCATAAGGGTTCATTAAAGATAATGGTGTTCTCGTAAAATCATAATGCTTTGACATATATCTAGCCATCAAAATAATACCTACAGGATTATATACTTTATCAATGGCTAGCCCTTTTGAAACCCAGCTTTTGATGAGTCTAATTGGCTCTAAAATTCTAATCAGACCTCGCATTCTTTTAACCTCCATCTCCTCAGTTTGAATTAACAAATCCCCAGTATAGGCAGACTCGTCTTGTAGGAAATGTTCTATATCCTCATCTAAATCCATCTTCTCAAAATCTATGTCATCAAGTTCAATTGTATAACTTACTTGATCATCACTATCATCATCTACAGTTAAACTAACTTCTTCAGACCACTGACTACTAGACATAGTAGTCACTGTGCTATATCCTTCTGATGTTTCTTCTATCCCGTCTAAATTCAATATATTTTTAGGATTAATTAATGCTAAGAGCTCATTAAACATGAAAAGATCCACTGATATTTTTGCCTTATTCATTATCAATGAGTAAGCAGCCGGTGGAATTGCCGCAGGTAAGCCTTTCATAAAATTTTCCAATAAACCAGAAGCTATAATAGGATTTATAAACAACTTGTGTTGTGTTGTCTTGTACCACACATTGCCAACAGGTTGCAAAGCTTGATACCTTACATCTTTAAGTGTGTGATAGGCATGTGCTAACAAGAATCTAGGGTTTTCTATATCGGATTGTGCAATTGCACGGAAACCCCCTGCTTGAATGTTTATGATAAATTCTTTAGCTAATGGCTGCCGTGTACGCAAACCTGTCCTAAGGGCACAGTTCCTATATACTATACAAGGAACATTTGGTTTACCCCATTCAAAACCGGATTCAGTCTTAAACAATACTAAAGACTTTGTCTGATTAACATGCTCTGTTTTGAACCTCATCCCACACCGCAATAGCTCCTTTGTTACTTCTTCCATCATTATTTTTAACACATGTTTTTGAGTGATAGACGTCTCTAAAATATACTCTTTTTTATCCCAAAATACTTCTAACCTAGCACAATCCACCCCAAAATTAAAGGTAACCCTTAAATCACCTTCATATAATTTTGTCTCTTCATTATAAGTTTGCAAACAATAGGCATCATATTGTTTACCTGAGTAAGCTCGCCGATTTGCTTGTAACTGCAAAATCCCCATATAGCCTTTGACATCATAAAGCAAAAGGCCCATACACTGTATTTCAGGATCAACTGAAAGAACCCCTTTACTCCTAAACTTGTCAACCCAGTCCATTAAAGTTTTGTCTTCGAAATACAGTGCCTTTAGCCATTCTTTATAGTCTTGATCATTGACTTTGCACCACCTCCAGACTTCAATACATAATCTTGTAGCTGCCAAATTCAACTGGTCACCTACCTTTTCTCTTTGACTGTATAATGACACTGCCTTTAAGACTTCTTTTTTTGGCCTTACTTTTATTGTTTTAATCAGTGATAGGCTCTTTAACCAATAACTACATATTGCTTCAGCTGTACCTTCTACGTTCCCTTGAACTATCACAACTCTAGATTTTCCACTTTTGTATAATAGAGGGGCAATTCTCTTTAGTACTTGTGGTTGACCTATATCTAAACCCAATTCTCTATACACTCCATCCCTCATAACCTGCAAATCAGTAGAAAGTGAATCTGGAAAAAACGCACTTTCAAGAACATCCCCTACTTCATCCACTGTCTTTGCATACTTATATCCAATAACTGATGTGATAGGATTTTGTATAGCTTGATCTTTTTCTCGCACTGTGAATGTCCTTGCAACTTTAGCCCTATGTATTTGCCTAGAGGCTATGACCTCACACCGCACCTCATTCAAAAAATCTTTCCAGGCATATTCTTTTGAAAAAGTACAACTTACTAATGTGTTAAATAATTCAATGTCATTTTGGGTAGGAGAATAATTTGAGGCAAAAGAATCTGCAGCAGCCAGAACTTCTCTGAAAGTAACCCAGCCATTTTCATACCTACACACATTCATGTGTTGCTTTGCCTGCATTCGAAATCGCAACTGAAGAGGTGATTGCATCGTCATAGCAGTCACTATACTTGGATCATTTAATTTTCTCACTAAATATACTAAAAGATTGTCTCTTCCTCTTGGAATAATATAATCATAAACAGGATGTTGCTCTGTCCATAATGCCAAAAATTTTGAAGAATACTGATCAAAAAACTCAAACTCTGATTTTGGAGTAAACACTTTCCACTGTACTTTCCCTACAAAACTAAATTCTCCTAACCGATCATGCTGAAACACATCTTCTGAGAGACTCATTAAGAACTTAAATAGGCCCAATACATATTTGTCTGCTTCTCGTCGTGTATGCCTATAAGAGAAAAATGCTTTCTTCAATACATTCTTGTCAGCCATACCAATTCCAGCTGTTGCTAGTTCCATAATAGACATAGACCCATCCCCACCTAAAGGAATGGGTATATTTTCACGTGCTGTCCTAAGGTAAGAGCATGGATTATTAACCATACCTACAGCTGTTCCATAAAGCCTCTCCACTTTACTAGTGCAAAGCACAACAGCTAATTGCGCCAGTTGAGGTGTTGCACCCATATCCATGGCTTTAACACACCGACTCTGCGCGGCTGCAAGATCATCAAAATAACCAAGCCCAGGGAGATCTGATAAAGAACCAAGCAAAATCTTAACAAAGGGTACTGATACAGCACAGCCCTCAAAAAAAGTAGATAAAAACTCTGCATTTGTAGGAGAAACAGTAGTCTTTTTGGGTGATATCCTAATTGAACCCATTAAAAGAATATGTTCATGTAGATTAAACATGCTTTTCCACATTTCTTGATTAACTGCATACCAGTGCAGATTTCCTGCCTGTATCTGGTATGACACATGTGCATACCAATCTGTCCCATCATCTACAGGTTCTAAATAACCATAAATAAATAATGCATCATCTGAATGATGAGCAAACTCAAAAAAACAATCTAATTCAGGGAATAAAGCATTCCATACTCTTTTAAAAAGTAAGGACACAGCTACACCAAACAAGGATGAGCACTTATTTAAATTCCCTTGAAGCCAATTCCCCTTAACCTCTGAAGAGATTTTATTTGGAAAAAAACTCAAAAAATCTATTACTTTTTCAGAGTGTTCTTCCATCTCATCTATATATCTGTGGAGTTTCCTTGACATGAAGAACTCTGTCTTATAAATATTCCTAAGTGCATCTACAACACAATGCTTTAATTTCTTGTCTGGTAATCCATCATATAGTGCTTCTGTGAATCTCCTGAACTTTGCAGAGTTATCACCAGGTGACCATTTTGTTGCATCTGCACTCACATACATCAACTTCCTTTTAAACTTAATTGATTGTCCTAAGCTAGAGACTATCTCACTTTCCCCAGATGCCCACCTCAATGCCTTCTCAAGTGCTGACTGTATGTATAATATTTTTCTTTCACCTCCATATGATATGTATTCTTCTGGGACAACTTTTGCGATTGCATCATAATAGTCTTCAATTATCTCAAGCCTAACTCTTGTAGGAAGTGTTGTTATGAAAAAGCCTCTATCTGCTTCTGTCCTTTGATACTTTCGTACAATCCTTGCCTGAGCAGGTTGTTGTTTAGTCCTCTCATACATTTCAATTAGCGATGGATTATTTTGTGATTGATTGAGAAACCTAATTGCTTCAATCAAAGTTACACTTGCTTGCAAATGTCCATCCTCTTGCAATGCACCAGACATTCCTTTCAAGCTAATATTTCTAGTCTGGCTAAAATAGGGTTTATCCCAGTATTTATTCATTATATTTGCTGCCATAACTTGAGATTTAGCCTGTAGATAATGATTTAACTCTAAAGCACTTAGCTCTACAACCTCCTGACAGAATAACTGCTGATCTACTAGGACACTACCTGAGACTACTTCATCTATCGAATAACCTTCTTCAATAATAAAGCTACCATAATGTTCTTCCTTTTCTCTGAATTTCCTCGCCCATTCAACTGTCTCAAGGTGAATTTTTGCTTCTTCAGTCAAATTTCCATGTAGTCCTTTTTCAAATAGAAAAAAACAAGTTGTAGCCTCGGAAATGAGACTCCTATAATGCTTATAAACTACACGAGTCATTAAGGATGGATAAACCCCACTTGCACCAACAGTTGATTGATCTACAGTTAACCCCATCAACCGCACTTTTGAATAAAATCGAATTTTATTGTTTTGAGCCAGACTTATCAGGAGGCTCTTTATAATTGTATATATGTATACTTCTAAAGCACTCTTAAATGGACGTTCAAACAATTTCTTTATTAAGGGCACAAACCCTGAGTATAAAGATGTTACAGATGGTATCAGGTACCTCAAGTTATCAAATAATGCACAAAGCCTCATTTTTTGAGACACACAAAGTAATGTGTGGAAAGAAAACACAGACCTCAATGCATGTTGTAGGGGGAAGTGACCTTGATCCTCTACATAATATTGAAACCATGTAGCAGTGGCAAGCAATGCCTTTTCAAATGCTATATTCAATGCTAAAAGTCTATTTAAATCTAAACTGATGACTTTACTAAAACACCACATTGTTCCGTCAATATCAAGCATAGAATCTAGATTGTCATAGTCTATTAGGCCAATTCCATCTTTAAAAACTGTAATGTATCTAATGTATGACCCTGCAACTTCTAGTGATTTTGAAGGTAATATGACTAATAATACATTCCCATGTGCATAGCCATGTACTGACCAATACTTAGATCTTTTCAATCCAGCATGTGCTATTAGGCTTTCAGTTATATCACGAATTAAATGACCTACATGCCATGCAGCAGTCTTACGTACAATATTGAGCATGTATTTCACAAGCTCATTGTCATAAAACCTTTGAAAGATATTATCTACTATTGTACTCTTTTTTGGTTGAGATATATTTTGATTAGGATCACCAATATTTACTTCCAAATTTGATAGTATCTTTTCAACCTGTTGACAACAAGTGTTAATATCTATTTGACTTGAAATATCAATGCTATCTATTTTTTCCCCAAACACCCCAAGGCCTGATTTACTTTTAAATGAATCAAGCAAAGCTTTTGACTGTGGGCACAAGCTTGATAAATTTACTTTGAAAGTACCAGGTTCCTTCACACTTGCAGTTGGCTTAAAATAAGCTTTAGGATTGTAATAATTTACAATATCATCTCTATCTAATGTCACATACCTGTAACAAACATCCAATACAAGTCTTTGTAAAGGTGTTTGTGTATCTCCTTTAAGTAGCTCAAAGCAACAGATTTTTGTGTCATACTGGTCTGAAGCAATGGTAGAAGGTAGATAAGGTGCTCCTACAGTCAACTGAAGTAACAGAAAATTACGGGGTTTTCTTGACTTTGTATAATTCAATAGGTGTATTTTCTCTTCTGATTCAAAGACATTGAAGACCTTTGTGCCTTTTACTTCACTGAATGCAAACTCATGGGTTTTAGTTAACCAACCTTTACAGTACTCAATAAATCTATTTATGTCAGGCTCACACAGCATTTGAGGTCTATAATCCGGTACATCAAATAATCTTGCTTTAGGTCCCCCTATATGGAATTTTAAATTGAACATAGCCTCTAATGTTCCCCTTTCATCAGCTTTTATCAGGTGTTCCCTGACATAATTAATATCTGCCTGAATCATTCTCATTGTCTGTACTACCCCCTCACTCCTTTGACTAGGCCATTGTGTTGATATGTTAGACCCATCAGTTCGCACAGCGACAACATCAAATTTTATTTTAAAGGACTCAGGGATATTGCCCTTTTCTGCCTCTTGAAACAACAACCTCTCTATGAATTCTAAGCCTGCTTTATACTTTTGTGTCTTCTCCCGTATACCTTTAGCAACATCTGCTGTTACTGTAACTTCTATAAATTCTATAAGCCGACCTGTAATCTTAAAATTGTCAGGTGTCATTTTGAAAAATGATTTTAAAATTTGCCCCGTAGCACTTCCTGGTATGATCTTCTTCTCCATAGATCTTATCACTTCATTTGGTATCCCTGCCATCAATAAGACATGTCCAATAGGCTGTTCTTTCTCTTTATTGTCTGACCAGTCATGTTTTATCATCTGATCAACTACATCATGCCTTGCTGCATACAGCCTATCTAATAGATCTAAACACTCTACTGCTGAAACATCACCTGGAACTAAGTCCCTTATCTTTCTTCGGATCTCAGTGTATTTTTCCATGTTGTAGTAGACTTCTCTATCTCGGAGTCTACTACTA